CATTTGATTTCAAACTCAATGTCATCAATATGCCCGGTATACCTGACCTTTTTGATTTGACTATTTTCGGTACGTCTGGACCTGCGACACAAACACGAACAAAGGTTCATGGTCGACAGATTGACCTTTCGACCCTTGTTTCCATTCTACAAGCACAAGGAGTCACGCACTTGATATTGTATGACCTCACATGTTCAAACTTTATGCCCGATACTCCATTGACGGATCGAGGGGAACGTGCTTTGCGACGAGACGTTCTACAAAGGGGTCTTGGAAAGAGGAAAACCCGTCGTCTAAAGAAGAAAACGAAAACTCGCAAGGGAAAGAAACGACAGCACAATGGATCTATTAAAGCCTATTCTAAGTCGGTATTTAGATATTAGCAAGCAGTTACTTGATATCAATTCACAAGCAAAAGAGTTGCGTGAGAATCGCCAAGAGATTGAGATGGATTTGGCTGCGGCATATAACGAAGCCCGGATCAAGGAACCACTTCCCGACAAGATTGATCTTCACAAGTCAAGGATGCAGTTTGTGGTGAAGAAACCAGGTGAATGGAAAAAGGGCTGGACCTTATCCAAGAAGCAGTTGAAGGATTACCTCGTTGACATCTTACCCGAACATGGAGAGGATGTCTTTAAGGAGCTTGTCCGTCGGCACGAAGCGACACTGGTTGTTCAAGACGACTATTCATTTGATCTAAAACCGGTGGAATCCAAGGAAGAGTAAAGTGAAGATGTACAAACACATAGGATTGGTCTTCTTCGATACTCACATGTGCAATTCCTGAGAAGTGCTTGGCAGAATAATCCTTTGCCATCTCCGTAATCGCCTTCTCTATTTCCTTCCTTCCAAATCGGTCATAAATCCGGTAATACTTTGCGAGTAGGTAGGCGTAGTGTGTTCTTTTTTCACCCTTGAATATGCTTGTTCTCACATCCTCTTGAAGTTCTCTGAGTATGTATTCGGGTTTCGTAATCTCTTCGTATATCTTTCTCCGTAGTTCAATTTCGCAATCCTTCTGGGCGGTTAGAATGAAATGTCTAAGTTTCTCTGTTGTAAGTGGGAGTTCCATTTCTGTGAGGTTATTTGAGAAGTGTATAGTCTCTTGAATTCGTTTTGGGTGCTTTGAGTGTTTCCCGCACTTGGCGTAACATCTCTTGCATGTTTCGTAGTTCTTCTTCAGCTGCCTGAATACTCCGTTCCACCATAAATCCAGAGTGGATACGTGAAATCAAAGGTGTCATGTCCCGGTGGGCGCATACGACGCGAGCAGTGAGAGTTGCTAAAGCTTTGACCATTAAGTTATGATGTTGTTGCGAGATATTTTTAAGTGGGTATATACAAAAATGATTGACGCCAACGTTCTCGTCCCCGTAGTTCTGTTTGTCCTGCTGTCCCCGGGCGTTCTGCTGTCCCTGCCTCCCGGACAGTCTCACCTTGTCCAGGTGCTGACCCATGCCGTTGTGTTTGGTCTTGTCTACACCGGTCTGCGCACGGTGCCTTGTAATGGAACTCTATTGTCCCTATAATGCCGCCAACCGTTTCTTCACGGAGCGTGACATTCACAAAATCCTACACAAGCATGGATTGCCTCATTACAGAGTGAGCAACCCACGCGTGTTTCAAACTGCCATGGTTCACACCACCTATGTTCGGAGAACAGAGTATACAACGCCCGATGGTGATGTAGCACAATTGGCTCCATGTCCTTCCGGCGTGATGCCACTCCAAGATGAATCCTACGAATGTTTAGAGTTTGAAGGGGATTCGGTATTGGGAGTCTGTGTAGCCACGTATCTTCGCAAGAAGTATCCCGAGAAGAAGCAGGGATTTCTTACCGATGCCCGGAAGACATTGGTAAACAATGAATGTATTGGTCAACTCTCCAAAAAGATTGGACTCGACCGCTTCTATGTGATTTCTCGCCACAATGAGGAATCGATAGCCATCAATGGACGTAACAATACAAAGAAGTTGGGTGATATCTTTGAGGCATTCATTGGCGCACTGTGGACAGATTGTGGAAATCGATTTCAAGTTGTCTATACCTTTGTAACCTCTGTCATGGAGGCATACCTAGATATTGAAGAGGCCATTCATGAGACGACCAACTACAAAGACTTGTTTCAAAAGTATTATCAGCGCGAGAAGAAGTGTACTCCTATCTATGAAATGTTATCAAACGACCCAAAGAAAAATGAAATCACGGTTGTTGTATGTGACCCCGACGGAACCCGGCTCGCGTTTGGAAGCGGGTCTACACGCAAGAAGGCGGAACAAATGGCGGCCAGAGAAGCACTTAATACTTGTCCCCAAACCACTTAGAACTACGCTTTCCAGGCGCATAACTTATCGTATTGACACCCGCAAGTTCCTTTGCCTTTTCGACATCCTTGGCAGCATAATCTGCCATAGAGCCGTCGGCTGATAGCTCCTTTTTCAATTCTTGTTTCGCTTTTTCCAGGTCTGCCATACGAGAGGCTTGAATGTCCTTGAACCCCTGTTGAACCTCCTGTAGCTTGGAAACCGGCCCAGGCTTCCCAGAGACGACACCCGGGATGTTCAGTCCACCACGGAACTTCCTTTGCGTAAGCAGTCTCTTCCGCGTATACCTCTTCATCGTGCGACCACGCTTCTGAAGGACACTCTTGGTACATATGGCAATCGCCGCAGATTCCTTGTTGGAGCCCTTGCGTGCCCGGACTGTCTTTCGCACTGATTTGACACAGCGATTAAACTTGGAAGATATACGAGTTCTTGCCATTTGTATCTACCAGACAAAATGCGGATGAAGTAGAATTTATCCTCTGAGAGTATAAACACAAATGGGTGGTGGTCTCTTACAACTCGTTGCCTATGGCGCACAAGATGCCTATATCACTGGGAATCCGCATATCACGTTTTGGAAGGTGCTGTATAAGCGTCATACGAACTTTGCCGTAGAGGCATTCCGTGTCAACTTTACCGGTGCTCCCATGTATGGACAGCGTATCGTCGCGGTGGTGAACCGTAACGCAGATCTTATCTGGAAGACGTATGTGGAGATTACTCTTCCAAACACCGGTGTATTGAAGTGGACCGCAGCGTCTGCGCGTCGGTTGGGTTATCAAATGCTCCAGCAGATTGAGGTGGAGATTGGTGGCCAAATCATCGATCGTCACTATGGTGAGTGGCTCTATCTGTGGGAGACTCTGACTGCTGACTTTGATACATCAAGCAAGCTAGACAGCCTTGTTAACAATTCAACCTATGACGCGACAACCTCGGCCACATCCTGTAACGGTCGTCCCACTACGTTGTATGTGCCCCTCCAATTTTGGTTCAATCGCAACCCCGGTCTGGCACTTCCTTTGATTGCTCTTCAGTATCACGAGGTTCGCTTCAATATCACTCTGGGCAACGCAACCGACCTTGTTCAGGATGATGGGTATTCTAGTCTGTCTGCCGCAGCTGCCGCTCTTCCTCAGCTGACAGACATGGCGCTGTATATCGACTATGTGTATCTCGATGTCGACGAACGCAGGCGTTTTGCGCAGGAGAGTCATGAATATCTAATTGATCAAGTCCAGTACACGGGTCAGCAAACACTCACAACTGCCTCTGGTCGCCTTGATCTCACGCTGAACCACCCTGTAAAGGAACTTATCTGGGTCTTCCAGGATGCTCGCAAGACCTCCTGCGACGCCGAAGATCTGACAGCACTGACGGCCGACAATACTCAACCCTTCAGTTACAATGATATTGTGAACCGTGCTCGTCTCCAAATCAATGGACAGGATAGGTTCGACGAGAGGTATGGTGATTACTTCTGGAAGGTTCAGCCTTACCAGCACCATACCGCAGGTGGCACCGCAGCATGGTCAAAGTCTATCAGCAACCAAAACCCCATCAACGTGTATTCCTTTGCCATCCAGCCCGAGGAGCACCAACCCAGTGGCACTTGCAACTTCTCTCGCATTGACACGGCAACTCTGGTGTTTGATAGTGTCACAAGTGGTGCAGCTGGCACCTTCCCTAGCAAGGCTACTCCTTACAACTTCAGGGTGTATGCGGTGAACTACAATATCTTCCGCATCATGAGTGGCATGGGTGGTCTGGCTTACAGCAATTAAGTGTGATAACCACAAATGCAATATTGGGGTCATCATCTACTGTTGAATGCCCGCAAGTGTGTTCCTGTGACAATTCGTTCCAATCGTTTGATTGAGGACTTCACGCGAGAGCTAGTGAGGAAGATTGATATGGTTCCGTATGGAAACCCGCAGATTGTGATGTTTGGGACTGGAAACAAGAAAGGATATACATTGGTTCAGTTGATTGAGACGTCGAATATAACAGGCCATTTTGTAGAAGAGACCAACGACATGTATTTAGATGTGTTTTCTTGTAAAGAGTTTGAACCTGAGACAGTTGCGGAGGTTGTGAAGTATTACTTTGGTCCTACGAATATAGACACCAAGTTTGTTTCACGGGATGCATCTATTTATATGCAGTAAACTGAGGACCACAGCCTAGCAAGAGCATATTTAGAATGAGGAGTAAGAGAACCCACTCCCACATGAATAAAGAAAAACGACATAGCAATAAATGGGTATTCCACGTATTTATTGGTATGTGTTGTTGATTGTCATGTTGGAAACACTTGCGATGAGCTGCTTCAAAAGAAGTATTGATAACAACGCTTTCTTTGCGCTGGGTGTATTGTTCTACGCAGCCGTTGGATATTTATTACGAGTGACGATGAATGGAACTGGAATGGCCATGACCAATGCCTTGTGGTCTGGATTTTCTGTGATGGCAACAACTCTTGTAGGAATTCTCCTCTTCAAAGAGACCATCCACCTTCACGATATTGGAGCTATCGCCTTGATTGTGACGGGTGTAATGATTCTCAAGGTTACCGAATAAACACTTTGGTGTTTGGACTACAATTTCCAATACCCAATGTTTGTTGCATCATGATGGGTGCGGGTCCAGAGCCTGGGCATTTGGCGTGGTCATGTCCTAATGAATGCCCCATTTCGTGCGACACCATATATTGACGATACTCTTCCAAAGAAAGTTTGGAGGGTTCTGCGCCATACATCCAACGTTGTGAGTTTAACCAAATCTCATTACCATGGAGGACGGCGCAGGAGAGTGAATCGTCCTTACATCCTTCTCTCTTCAATGTAGATGGACTCGATAATCGAATGACCTTTGCTGGACCAGTAGGAGCATACACAAATTCATAGAACTGTGCCCATCCATCGGGGTCTGCGAGGTAAATCGCAATCTCTTCACGAAACTTCTTCGAATCATACTGAATGTCAGGGTCTACGGAGGTTCGATACCTCACCTTCATTGTGTAGAAAACGGAAAGTCTTTTGGATACTCTGGATATAGTATCTTTACTATGGCCAGTGTTCTAAACGTAATTCTTCGTAGCGAACGTAGATGTCCTTTGCCCTCAAGAATCATGAGTATGTGTGAGACGGGGTGTATCTATCGCGAACCCGTGTTTAAGCATATGCGTTGTCCCAAGGTTCACAAGACAAGTCCGTGTGCCGCCCCCTGTCCAACCGACCTATGTGACTGTAAGCATCTCGTCAAAAGCAATCTTACGCATTCACAGAATAGACTCCCGTGTCTACAATGAAGTGCCAATACTGTAAGAAGAAAAGTCACCTGGAGTTCAAGTGCCAATGTGAAAAATCGTTTTGTATTCACTGTCGCTTACCCGAGGTTCACAAATGTCAAGACTACAAGCCTACACCCGTAGTCCTCGTGAAGGTGGAGGCGTCAAAGGTTGAGAAGCTATAGTGATTGTCTCATCATCGTCATCGTCGGAATCATCAAAGTAATTCTCATCCAGATTGACGGCAAGTTGTTCCCATATCATCTCTGCTAACGTAGGAGAAATACCGCGACTGTCTAGAATAGTCACAATTACATACTCATCCCAATCATCACTTGCTAAATCACCCACTTCCACTCTGTATTCTACATTGACAACCATCTTCTTATTTCCATTCCGTCTCTCTTGAAACGTAACACGGTAACGACGTTCAGGTATGATTTCATCGACGTGACTTTCTATATAGTTTTCCAAGTCCATCTCTTCAAGTGTATGTGTCACGGCATTGTCTATTCTGGTCATTCTGGAAAGGCAAAAAGTGGTTTCCTTTTTGTTTTGTTTTCGTTTTGATGAGTTTCAATACCTACAAGGACAGACATAGTCAGCACGATGCCAGTTCCAAGGGTCTTTCTCCACTAGGTCCTCGTATGGTCCCAACTCGGCACAGTCGCGGCACATGTAGCCCACAGAGGTCTTGAGAGGAGAGATGCGGTGGGCCAGGCACATACAGCAGTCCTGGCGGGCATCCTTACAGCGGGCCTGGTATCCACGCACAGCTGCTTGAATGGTGACTGCTGCGTTGCGGATGCGAGCCACGTGACGATTGATGTCACGCTGAACCCAGCGCTTGGCACACACCTTCGCAACCTGCTTGGCGATAGGCGTGAAGCGAGACCGCCACATCTTTTGTGCCGCAGCCTGCTCAAAGTCGCGCTCAAACCTAGCAACCTGCTCGCGGGCCGCACGGTCCTGCCAGTAGGAGACTACTTGGTCGTTCTCAGGACCAGCCCTCAATTGATTGTCCATATCCTCCCATTCGAGGATGTCATCGCCATACTTCCAAGGTTCATCAGCCATGTCTGCGTATAACCGCACAGGGTTGTACGGGACAGGAACCCCAACTGACCGGGTCGCAAACATGCCGGTCATCATGTCACCCCAGTTATTCACGGCGGGGTTCCCTAAGCATGTGATTGCCTCCACATACAGATTGTCTCCCACTCGGGTACGCATACCGTCGCAGTTCACCTTTTTACGTGTGTCGACTCCATCACGGGTATTTGCGGATACCAGCCGGGATGCCCAGGTCTTAGCCATAGTTGCCATAACCCATCGTTCCTGACGCTCATAAATCCATTTTGAAGAGTTGCGTATCCGCCCGGGGTATCCCAAGGGAAAAAGAGTGTGGGCCTATCCACCGCCCTTCCTGTCAATCCTGTTTACGTGTGTCGACTCCATCACGGGTCTCTCTGGTTTGACCATACCGAACAAGCCGTTAACGTAGGCAAGCCACGGGTGTTACCCACAGACATTCTTTCCTGACGCTGATAAATCCGTTTTGAACACTTCGAACTCTTCAAAACGGATTTGTGTTCATAAGGGAATATAGACTTCCCCACAGTTCCCATTCCTCAGTTCAAAATGTCTTCCATTAAGCAGCTCATTATCAACGCTATCATCAA